GTATTGGGGTAGAGCACGGACAGTGAATGTGCCATTAAACGTTGCGTCAACGCCTGCAACGGTGATGGATTGCCCTAGTTCTAATTCTGCGGCAGTCAATAACTGCACTACCGCAAAATTGTCTAGCAAATATTTGTTTGTGACCGTGTAAGTGGCCATAACGGTGGCCCCTTTACGGCTTAGGCGTAGGTGATTTTTTGAGCGAACGTTGCCTTAGCCAGGAAGAATGACGCATAGCCAAAGTACGACATAGTGCGCGAAATCGTTCCGGGGTTTTCAACACTCAACAAACCGCGTACCTGTTCGTAGTATTCGGCTGCCGGTGCGTGGAACACAACCATCGTTTTGGCTGCAACGTTGCTGTCAACAATGATCTGCAAGCCCAATGGGTTAGTTGCCGACCAGTTGGTGACGTTGCCTGCGCCAAGCGTGTTGTATCCGCCGAGCCCGGGCGTGCCGACCATTGGGAAGAGTGGCCGCTTGTCTGCGTCCACGGTGCTGCCCAACTTGGCCCATGCGTCTGGCCCCATCACGATGTGGGTTGGGAACAGGTTTGAACCCTGGCTGATGTCGCGTGCTGCGCCGTAAAGGAACAAAATCAAATCCTCTGCGGTGCCGTCCCATTGACCAAGATTGGTAGAACCAGTAACAAACGAATCCACCGCAAAATTGTCGGTGGTAATCATGTATTGGCCCATCAAGTCGTTCAGAATCTGTTGCATCGCGGCAGGCGACGTAAAATCGATGTCCTGGTACGACAGCGTGACCTGTCCGGCAAATGTCTTTTTTGCTACAGAGTTTGCAGCAATGACCATTGTGCGTGCAGCGGCTGCACCAAACTCCACACCACCAGTTTGTTCAGCAACTTCGGTGTGCGTGGTAATCGTCGGACGAATAAACGTTTTGGTGGCACCACCATCCGGGTACGCGCGTGCACCAATCGCGGTAACAAACGGACGAATGTAGTTAATGTCCTGAAACACTGGCCCCAACACGGGAACGGGCAACAAACCGGGCGTGTCGGTGGTTGCGATATCGCCGGCAGCGGCTTCCAAAACGCTTAGCGATGCCTTGCGTGCCTCGGTGTACGCTTCGTTTACCTTGCGGTAAGTGTCGCCACCGATGTGGTACGCGGCAAGGTATTCGGCTGCTGATGGCATACGAAATTCGCGTTTGGCTTGTGCTGGCAGCGGTGCGGTTGGAATTACCTGATCGGCTGCGGCTTCAATGATTTCGGACATGGGGGTTGACTCCTTTTCGGTTTCCTGGATTGGATTATTACTGATTTGATTTTTGTTTTGGTGGATACTGGCGGCAATCTCGGTAATGGTGGCCCCAGCAAACGCGGGTACGGGCACCAGGCTAAGTTCAATCCATTCAGCGGCTTTGACAACCATTGTGTCGCCATCCATGCGCCATTTAGTTGGGTTGATACCAACCGAAACGCTGTCTAAAACACCCTCTTGAGCCAAGGTTAGTGCTTCGTCACCGGCTGCGGTGGGTGCAATACGGGCCGAAAACAACATGCCCTCGTCGGTTTCAACCCGTTCGGTAACGACACCTACGGGCTGGGTGGAATCGTGATACATAAACAGTTTTGGGGCTTTACCGTCAACGGGCAATGCGCCGGCTTCGATACGAATTTTTTCGCCACCCGTTACGACAGCGTCAACGCCATACGGCACCGCAATACCGGAAATAGTGCGCTTGCCCTCACCTTTAGCGGCCTCTAGCCAAACCTGGGCTTGCAGCGTTACCGGCTTTGCTGCGGCTTGCATTTCTTCCATTTCATCTTCAATTTCAAATTCACCGCCCGGTTCAATGCCTTCCTCGTTGCTAATCGCAACCATTTGGTCAATGGCATCCTGTTTCAACAAATGGCAACCTTGAATTTCCATGTCGGCAGTAACAACAGCCCAACCTGCACAATCCTCAGCGTCTTTAGTGATGTAGTACGGCATTATCGTCTCGCAATCTGTTCTTGGGTGTTTTCAACAACGGGTTCATCGGCTTGGTCGGCTATGTAGTTTTCGGCCAAATATTCTGTTGGGTCAAATTCAACATATGTGCCGTTTGGCAAAACGTTGTTCATGCTTAAGGTTTCGGCAATGGCTTCGGCGTACAGTTTGACCCCGAAAATGTACAGGTCGGCGCGTGCTTGCTGTGATGACTGGTACGAATATGACCCCGTTGAAACACCAACCAAATATGGGGGGACATTTGCTAGGCGTGCCGCTTCCAATGCGCTGTAATTGGCTGAATCAATTAACAACATTTTGTCCGGGGTCATATTCGTTTCGCTGTAAGTGACGAACTCGTTTAGGGCAGCGGTTTGGTTGGTTAGCCGTGCTTGGTTAAACGCGGCCGCCAAATCCGCTAATTCCTGGGCTGATAGCGGTTCACCCCCAACCTGGCGCAAGACACCTGCAGGCACTTGGCTACTGGCGTTGCGATTTCTTGCGGCTTCGATCTTCAATGCGGTTTCAATTGCGCCAGGCGCAGAGTAAATTAACCCTTGTGCCGGTGACAGGAATTGCACCAAGTCATCAGGGTTAATCATGCCACCGTTAAAATAAACTTCCTTGGATTGTGCAAACCAGACCGGCCCGGCCATGTCGGTAGTGGTAATACTTCCAGCAGGCAAACGCGTAAACGCGGCAGGGTAACCGTCAGCGGTGCGTGCAGTGATGTACCAAAACGCGCGGCCAAACATCAACAAATCGTCAAGTGTCCATGCCATCAAAAATTGGTATGGCACTGTTGGGTCGGGTCGGCGCAACCAAGTGCGCGGGTCAAGGTAGATTTTTTCGCGCCTGCCCTCAAACCACCGTTCGTTGTACATGCGTAATGGCATGCAACCAATGACGCTTTTAAACAACGACACCGAACGACTAATTGCGGGGACACTGATTGCACGGTTGCGTGCTTCACCCTCTTGGTAGGTGTAGTACTGGCCAATCATTGACACACCTGCAGCCTGGCTGGTGTACCCGCCTGCGGCAGCCGCTTTGGATGGTGCCGGGCTAATTGCGGCTTTGGTTGCGCCTTTGCTGAAAAGTGCCATGCCTCTATGTTGCCCTATTTGAAACAGTTTTGGTGACACCCCCGGGTTGTAATCCCGATCCCGACGAAAGGCAGACAAACACCGGGGGTGTCGCGCCGATACTAATTGCTAGCAATCACAATCATGGGTTTGCCTACGGTTGTAGGTCGGGCTGCCAGGGCTGCCGCCCACACCATGCACCGGGCTAACTCAATCGGCCCCGGTGACCGTTGCGACGACAACGCCATTGACCCTTGAGAACGCACAGCCACCGCACGCTGTACATGTTCGGCCAACATTTTTTCCCCTGTGTGCCGTAAAGCTTTTTCTTCAATCATGTTTTTTACTGCTGGCGTGTAACGCAACAGTTCGCCGTAGCCAACAATTTGGTACCGTTTCGTTAGGGCTGTGGGCATGTGCAGTTCAATCGTTGGGCTGACCGCAAACGCAATTTTGGGGTCTGTAGCCGCCTGGTTGATTGCTTCAATGCACTGGCTGATGGTGTCCACATGAAAAGCAACGGTGACACCAACCCGGCCGTCACCCAACGGCACGGCACGCACCCCAAAATATCGTGAATCGTCCAGGCTGGATTCGACCGCTATGACCCCGCCCGGGGGCAGTTCGTCAATTTGCAGGTCGGGCCATTGCCCCGGTTTAACCCATGCCCGGTCGGAAGCCACCCACAGGTTTACCGATGCACGCAAAAATGCGGCCCGGTCTGGGGATTGTGCTTCGGCTTGGATGGTTTCTGCGCTCAGTGTGTGCCCTAACGCTGGGTTACCGTACGCCCACGCTGCCGGGGTCATCGGGTCTAAATCGGGTGGTGGTGACCATTCAGCCATGTACAGCGGCCCAGGTTGCCCGGCATCAATCATGCGCAAACCCTGTTCCCGGTATCGCAAAAATACGGTGCTGGATTCGGTGCCAGCCGTTGACCACATGGCCATAAGCGGGTTAGGTCGGGCACGCATAGTAGGCAACAACCCCTGGTCAATGGCATCGGTACTGATGTCCCAAATTTCGTCGGCAACCACCAGGTCAACCGATAGACCGTGCCCAACGCTCGGGCTAGCCGCTTTAACCAACCATCGTGACCCGTCAGGCATACGCACTTCATTGCGCCCATACGCCCAAGTAACTTTGGCCCCAAACTGGGTTTCTAACAATTCCGCCAATTTTCTAAACAATTCAACCGCTACGTCAAGGCGGTGCGCTGTTGACAACACCGTTACCGGTTCGCCCC